AAGTAGTTGGAAAATGTCACCATTAGCAATGGTAGCACCTGCAGCAATCATAGCATCAATATCTAAGATTGCTTCAATGGTTCGTACAGCATTACCAACAACTGTTGGAACAGCAAGAACGTTTGCCCCAACACCAGCGGTAGTACTGAGAGTCATATCAAAAGTAGCCATAGTTTATATCTCCCCTATGCTGCGTTATAACGGGCAGTAACGATTGCTTCAGGACGAAGAATCTTACGACCGTATAAGTGCATACCACGAACAATGTCAGCAAAGCTGTCAGGGTCACGATATGTTTCAGTTTTGTTGATCTGCTCAGCAGTTGCTACAGAAGAATCATGACCAGCTACGATAACACCGAAGTTAGTCAATTGGTTAGCTGTACCTGATGTACCTGGTCCAGTGCCCAAAGCAGGCAGATTGGATGAGGAATACACGCGGAAACCGTGGAAGTTGTTAATGGTCAAACCATTACGCAACCCACCTGATTCACCGAAGTCAGCATTCATAAAGCGGGAATCTTCATCAGCGAGGATTTCCATGAATACTGGATCGACCACTAACCAGCGACCTTGTGAGTCAACCTGCTGTTGGTCAAGTACACGCTTCATACGAGCAATAATCATTGCAGGTGAAACGGTAGCTGTTGGCAAAGAAGTAGCACCAGGCATACGTGCAGTCACAGGAATTGAGTGAGTGCCAGCAGAGGCTGTTGAAATGTTACCAAAGTCACCTTTATGAAGCTGCATAGAAGCAAGCAATTCATTAGCCCCTGCAGTAGAGACAGCCTTAGAGCCACTGACTACAGTGTTCAAAGCATTAGCTTGGCTGTGCAAAGAACCCTGAGCATAACCAGCCATGTAGCCAAGAACTTCTTGGTCATGTTGGTCAGCAAGACGGTACGCAGCACGGTTGGTTGCAAGATCCATGAAATTAATGTGCGAATGAGCCTCTTCAATATCGTCCATCTTAAAAGCAAAATAGTTAGCTTTATCAACGGTTAAGGAGAAATCGGCGTCCTCTAAATCTTGTGCAGTGACTTGTGTACCACGAGCATATGAAGATACACTGATCTCAGGTTCCTTAATGATCTTAACTGTATCGCCTTGCGATGCAATCTCGCCCATGTAGTCTGAGTTAGAAATATCGCCAACTACGGTTGCCTTGCGGAAAGCAAGTTGTACTTTTTTAGAATAAATTACGGGGCTGAAGTTACCATTTGGTAAGTTGCCATAACCCGTTGCGGTTGTAAAAGCCATGGAATAAATCCTCCTGTTAAGTGTTTGGCTTTAGGGAATGAGATACGCATCTCAGTTAAGAGTGAGTTGCATTGCATCTCGACTCAATAAACTAAACGACATTGTTAAGAGGCTGTAGGTTTTCTAGGGTGCAAGTTAGTATCAGTCGGCCAACCGATAAAGTCTTGGGCCTGTACTTCTTCAGGTAGTTCTTATTTGTTTTTCAGTTTTATGGGGAAACAGAGTACGAGGTAGTCCCAAGGGAGGCTCATTGTAATCTGTTCATAGTTATACTTCTATATTTACACTTGTCAATAGTTAACGTGCACTTCCAGAAACATCATAGATGAACTTTTGGCTACGCATAGCTTTGTTAATTGCATCCATATTTTCTTCAAATTCTTTTGTAGACATCTTAGCTACATCAGACTCACGGAATTGTCCACTAGTCTCGTCAGCATCTACACTAGTCTTCGAAGTTCTACTAACCACAGAAGCTGCTGCTCTTTTACCAGCTTTCTTAGCTTCCTTGGTCAATCCTTTGTCACCCTTGTACAAGTCAAGGACTCTAACTACAGAGTGTGGGTCATCAGCGTTCTCATAGACAGCATCTTGAACCCACTTAGGTTGTTCGTCTGCCCAGTTATGGAACTCATCTGATTCCCTAATCTTTATAAAGTCGGAGTGTGATTCAATAATAGTTGATTCAGCTGTCTTACGGACAGTAGCCTCATGCATCTCATCTAGTTTCTGAAGACGGGAGTCAGCTTTACTAAATAGCTCCTGAGCTTTCTTAGCTGCAATAGTCTCAACTATACCCGCAACGTCAGGGTACTTAGAAGCCCACTCTTCTATGTCTTCGTTTGACTTAGGAGGAATAATAGTTCCGTTAGAGTTTTCTAGTTTCTCGAAACGTTCAGTCCACTCTTTTTCTTTCTCAGCCATGTGACGACGAATGTCACCGTAACGTTTCTTAAAGGACTTCTCTTCACCACTTAGGTTAGCGTCATCACTGTCAGTCTCTTCAACTTCTGTGGAAGCTTCTACTTTTCCTTCTTCTTCTTCTAGTTCTTCACCACGCTGCTCTGCTTCTAGCTTTTTAATTTCTAGCTCTTCAGCATCCATAGCTGCACGTTTCTTACTTTGATTGAATCCCCTGTCTACAAAACCTGCAACCTTTGGGGATTCTATTGTATTTAGTTCACTCATTTAGTTAGTCCTTATGTTGGGGCCAGCAGTATTGCTGGGTAGCCTTATTGTTGTAGTATACTTACTTCTTCTTCTTGGTCTTCTTCTTAGGGCGAGCTATTAAGCCACCCCTGTTAAACATAAAGTCATCGTCATTAACAAAAGCACTGACACCTTTATCTTCGTCTTCTTCGTTTTCTGTTTGAAGATCTTGTAATGTAGTCTTATCTTCTTGAGATACAACCGTTTTGGGTTTATTCATAGCTGCTGTAACACTGGCTTCAGCTGCTTCTTTCTGTGCCTTTTCGTTAGCTCTATCAGAGTCAGTCGTTACTTGTTTAATTATGCCATCATCTCCGACAATAGTAGAAGGCTGAGGTACATACGTAAACGCAGGTTCTGTTTGTGCAGCTATTTTTTTAGCCTCTGCAAGCGCAACTTTTCTTTCTTCTTGTTTAGTTCTCGCAGTGTTTAATGCAACTTGTATAGCAGCTTTTTCTTGTACTGTTCCCTTAGCAGATCTATCCCCTGCAAAAATTCTATTTGAAATAGCGTTAGCTGCTTCTTGACCTGCTTTAATAGTAGGTTCACTACTCAGAATAGGAGGTGTTTCTTCTTCCTTGATTGGCGGTACTACAACTGTAGTGTCTGTGACAGTGGATGTTTGTGCTGAAAGTCCACCTAGTGCATCGTAAGCATTTAACAGATTTAGTCCTGGTTTAACAAAAGCAGCTGCAACACTTGTGAAAACGTCAGCCAGCCAGTAACTGTTTTTGTCTTGGTAATCTTTTATTTGTGCTCTTATCTGATTACCCACTACTGACGTTCCGTCTTTTAAGGGATTCTTTCTGTCAGCAAAGAGAGCATTGGCGTGAGCTATAGATATAAGCTCTGCTTGTCTTATACTGTCAATTACAGCGCCACCTATTGGGGCTATTGCTGTAAACCCTTCCATAATTAGACCTGCGCTCTGAGTTAGAGCGGCGTCAGCACCTGCAGCTGGATCTGATCCATTAATACCAATATCTTCAAATGTCTTTGGTTCAGGTTCTTGATATAAGTTACCACCAGGTTCTCTTCTTTCGTCTTGGTTATCTTGACTAGAGGAAGTTGCTCCTGTTCCTGTTCCTGTTCCTACTGGTGTTTCTGTAGCTACTTGGAAATTAATCTTTACTCTATTCTCAGGAGTATCCGTAACAAAATCAAGGAAGTCATCTGGAACTTTACCAACTGGCTTACCATTTAGTAAGAGAACCTTTACCCTTCTACCGTCAGGGTGTATGTAAAATACAGATGTCATTCCATCTTTGCCCGTAGTAGTAGTAGTAGTAGTACCAGTGTCAGTGCCTGTGGTAACTTTTGGTTTATTACCTCCTATTGCAATATCTCTTGTATAGTTATCACCTCCTCCAACTGATATTCCGTAAGCAGCCTTAACAACTCCACCTACAGCCATACTAGGTTGTGGTTGCTGTTGCATTGGTGGCTGCTGTTGTGGCTGTTGTTCCATAGCCATAATTTCTTGGAGTAGAGCTTCTTCTTCTGGGGATAGAGCGTCGTCAGCAGACTGTGGTGCAGGACTGCCCATTGGCTCTCCACCAATTCTACCATCTTGCTCCATCTGTTGCAAGCCCTGTTTTGCTACCATACGTAAATCTTCAAAGTATTTTACACCAAAGAAACG